AATATTTACAAACATAAACTTTGATACACTCATAGTTTTTTCTGCAACTGGTAAATAAAAATCATCACGCCATTTATCATACTCGTTAAATTTTGCCCACGATTGATCTTCTTCATGTTCACCGCCTTTATTGTATTGTTCGGTAGAGAAGTATGGTGGACTTGTAAATGCGACATCAATCTTTGGTAGTTTGTGGTATGGTAAATCTTCAGCACCACATCTCCATATCTGAACTTTTTTAGGTTTAGATAAAAGTTTATTATACTTTGATATCTGTTCTTGATATCTTTGATATGTATTAGGATTAGGATCACAACCATAATATTCTTCAGCGTCTGAAGCAAAGAAACCTGCAAGTCTATCACCCCAACCACAACTTGTATCTAAAACTGTTTTAGCATTTGTTATATCATAGATTGCTTTTGCAACAACAGGTTTAAATTGTGTTGCAATATATGTGCCTAATCTAAATGCTGATATATAACTTTTTTCTGATAGTTCACCACCGACTAACTTTTCTGTTTCGGTACCATCTAGTTCTTTTATCTTTGTAAGTTTGACACCATTAATACCTCGCCATATAGGACCTAGACATTTCCAGATAGCATAAGCATCACCGTTCTCCCAAACTTCTTTAGGTGCTCGAAAGCCATAACTACTACATTCTAGTCTTAGGTCTTGCATAAAATAATTACTTACATCATTAAATGTACTAGCACCATTTATTAAACCAAGTCCATACTTACTATATGAATATTTGTAATCATCATACTTTTCAAAAACTTCTTTTTCAACTTGTTCATTTGGTATACAAATAGTATTAGTATCGAACTTTTTAAGATTAGCAAAAGCAGTTCTCATATCTTGTTCGGTGATTTCTTTGAGTGGAAATACTGGTCTTTCACTTGCAATATAGTCTGCCAAGTGAGTTCTCATCTTATCTTTCCCATATTCTGCGTTCATTTTTTCGAAGATAGATGATGTTAAGACAGGTAGTTTTCCGTCTGTAGCGGCGGCTAAGAGACTATTATATAGTGTATTATCTCGTTTATAGTGTGTAAATGCGTTTTCTTTCATATTATCTCTTATTCTTATAGTGCCAAAATAGTTTCACATACCACTCAAAACATCTAGGATAATGTTCTGGATTAGGTAGATTAGGAAACATTTCTATAAATTCTCGTATCTCCTCATCGGTCATTTCTTTGTCTCATGTATATCACAGTTTGTGCCACCGTATTGAACACAGACTTTTTTAAAATCTTTACCTTGTGTCTTTTCTATATGATGTGCCAATTCATGTACGATAATACCCATATGAATTATTTGGTCATCATCATAATGAATATTACCTTCGCCATCTGAATAGTAATAGTATGCTGGTGTCCATTCATTTTCCATACTTACTTGTTTGGCGTTTGGACAATCATCTATATCCATAATAGTACACATAACAAGTTGACAAATTAAAATAGTATCAAATATCATTTTTTAAACATCTTTGATACAGCCTTGATAGGATTTCTTAGACCCTCATAGACTTGCCATATCTTATCAATATGTGTATCTAATTTTTTATTAAGACCATCTATCTTTTTTTCCATTTGATCTAATTGTTTTTTTATTTGTTCTATGTCTTTACTCATTTAAAAAAAACTATCTAGTGTTGCTTGTTTCTCAAAGTTCCAGTTAATTGCATTTACAATAAATCTTAATGGTTCTAAAAATGATTTATCAAATTGTTCATCATAATCAATATACTGATGTAAATTAAATTCTTTTGGCAAGTATGTAGGAAAAGATATTACTTTTTCTCTTAGTGGATTAGGTTCTTTCAAGACAATAAACTTAATCTTATCGCCTTCTTGTATTTGTTCATACTTAACTAAACTTTTTTTCTTTAACATATTATTATATAACAAAGCACCTTTTACATGAATGGGTGTTGACTTTTGATAGATGTCTGTTGATGAAGAATACTTTTTTAAATTATTACAAGAACGAGGATAAGCAATTTCTTCTGGTCGTAATTTTTTAAAGTGTGTTCTAAACTCATCAATAAATTGTATCAAGGCATTTTCATCTTTGTTCATAATTACTTTCAATGCCTCTTTGATCTTTATACGACAAGGGGCAGGTGTTGAACTCTTAACTGCTTCAATACCCATAATCTTTAGTTTAGGTTCTTTTAAATCTACACCTTCTTCGTTATAGACATTTAGAATATATCTTTTCTTAGCAGTCCATATACCTTTGTTAGCAATCACTTCTCGTTTCATCACCATTTTGTTATCATATGCACTAGTATATTTAGCAAGTTTGTCATAACTATTATCAATTGCTTTTTGTAATTTTTCTTCACAAAATTTATCTAGAACCTTTACAATCTTTCTTGTATCAGATTTATCTTTAAATATTTTATCTACAACTGCACCAAGTTTTACATAGATAGAATCAGTATCAGAAGCCACAACATAGGTTACATTTTTAGTTTTAAGTAAATCATTTAAATAATTATTTACATCTCTTTCAATCCATCTAATTGCAAGTTGGCCTGCCTTTGTAATACCTTCAGCGTGTCTTACATCAAAATATCTAAAGTACTGATTGCCAATAGCACCATAAGCACTATTCAATGCAATCTTTCTTGCCAACTGAATATTATGATTGGCTGCAATATCATTTAATAATTTTTTATCGCCAGTCTCTTGATACAACTTTTTTGATTCAATCATTTTCTTTTTGTAGATAACTCGTTCTTTGTATAACTTATTCATTAGTTTAGGAAGAAAACCTTGTTTATTATTATCAAACATAGCACCATTAGGTGTCATAGTAGAACCTTCTAAATTAGATAAATCAGATTCTTGATTTAACATTTTTTCTACACTCACAGAGTTAGGTTCAAACCCGACCATTGTTTCAGGTGAAATATTATACTGCATAATTAAATGTGGATACAAACTGTTTAAATCGAAACTACAAATCCAATCATGAAAACCTACAATAGGATCTTTTACATATGCACCTTCATAACCACCAGAGTATTGATTCTCATTTACAGCAGGACAAACAAGTTTATTCTCTTTGAGATAATTAAATATGATCGTATCCCACATACGAACTTGACCGAACACATCTTGATAATTTACTTTGCCTTCATAAGCCATAGTCAAATGCAAAGCAATCAACTGCATTTTATCTTCTAACTTATCAACTAATTCAACGTCTTGTATATTATACTCTACAAATAATTGATAATCGTTTTGATAGAACTCTTTAAATGTATCGTATGGATTTTCAGTTTTCTTTTCGCCTAGTTCTACTTCACCTATATAATCAAGTTTATAACTTTCTTGTCTAACGAATGTATGTTTACGATATAGATCAAGATAATCTAGAACAGATACACCTAATATATCATAATACTTTTGCTCTTTATTGAAACCTTTAGCAGTTATTCTTGCACTATTAGAACTTACCATACCCCATGGACTAAACTGATTTAAATATTCATCACCCATAAGATATCTAAAACGATTCATGAGATAAGGAATATCAAAGAACTTTACATTCCAACCTGTTACGATATCTGGATTATAACTAGTCCAGAACTTTGTAAACTTTTGCACTAAATCTATTTCAGTAGAACACTTAATATATTTTACATCATCACGATCATTTACAAAATTACCACAACCAAAAACAAGAATACTTTTTCTTGCATGATCTTTGACAGTAATACAAATTAAGGGTTCTTCTGCTCGATCAACATCAGGAAAACCATTTTCACTTTCACACTCAATATCAATTGTAATCAATCTTATTTGTTTTAAATCCCAATTAATTTTACCTGGGAACTCATCTGCAATATATGGATATTGATGTCTTGTATTACCAAAGTATTCAAAATTAGAAACATCTTTATACTCATCAATCCACTTTTTAGATTCATATATACTTTCAAAAGTAACCTTACCAACATTTCTACCATCTAGTGTTTTATATCCTGTCTCTTTTTGAGAAGGAACAAATAAAGATGGTTTGTAATTTACTTTGAATTTTTTGCGGCTGCCGTCATGGTTTATACCACGAACTAATAACTTGCCTTTGAACGGCAGCACACTTGTATAAAATTTCACTAAATTTGTGTATTGTTAAAATGTTTGTTTAATGCAGATAATTTATCTTCAGCTGAAGCTATATTTTCCATCAGTTTATCCATTTCTTCTAACTGTTGTGGATGTTCACCGATACCCACAGAGTTGTCAAAATAAATTAATAAAGTAGCATATGCGGCTGCTATATCTGCTTCATATTTTTTAGTTAATGCTTTGAATAAAGCGTTTTCTGTTTGATGATTTTTTGCCATTGTTCACTCCTAACATAATTATTATAACACATAAAAGTAAGTTTGTAAAGCGTTTAGTCCAAACTATATTTTGTAGTGACCACATATTTTCTATCTGGATTTATTATTACGTTTGCTCTACTCATAAATTCTCGATCAAATAAAATTGGTGTTCTATTCTCTCGATCATCTAAAGTAAATTCTGTTTCATAGATACTGCCTAAAAATTCTACATTTAGTTTTATAACATATCTAGTTTCTTCGTAATCTCTTAAACCGCCTACTGATATTTCTTCAGTTCTTATAATATCGGATGTAATTGTTTTGTCAAGCAAAGACCAGGTAATCTTTTTACCTTTTACATCCATTTTGTCAGCATGAATAACTGACATACCAGAATTACCTGTATCAAACTTAGCGATAATTTCACCAAATGGTTTGATAGTTACGATCTCTTTATAACCACATTCGCTAGGCACTTTGACCCAATTCTTTTTGTCAGCAAAAAACTCTAGTATCTCTTTACTAATATTTCGACCAGTTGCTTCTTCCATACCTTCTGTGCCAGGTGATGAGTTTACTTCAATAATAAATGGTGGTTCTTTTGTTCTATTTTTACTAGGTATGAAATCAACAGCAGTCCATAAACCGTTTACTGCTTTTGCAGCCTTTAAACTTTCTTCGATTTCTAATTCTGTTAGTTCTAGTTTCTGTGGTTTAGAACCTTGCGATACGTTTGATCTAAAATCGCCTTCGATTACAGGTCGTTTCATTGTAGATAAAACTTTACCACCTAACACTAAAACTCTAGCGTCATAATCTGTTTTAATATATTCTTGTAAAAGTAAATCAGCATCCTGATCTTGTTTGTGTATTAATTGAACAATACTATCTAATGCTTTTGCTGATTCTACAAATAAAACACCTACACCCTTTGAGCCTCTAAGCGTTTTAAGTATAATAGGATATTGTGAGTTTAAATTCC